TGATCATTTTAGTGATCCTCCTATAATTTTATTTCATTATAGGGTGTGTAATTCCTGCGACTTTACCAATTCTATTTTAAGAATATCCTCCTGGATTTGAACAATATCAAATTTTGTTAAATCATTCCAAGAATTAAAGTAATTCACTAAATCTGTTCTTGTGTGAATCTCTGTTTCAGAATTTGAAAGAGTGTTGAATTCATCATTCTCATCAAAACCCGCTAATGATGCTGTTGAAACACTATTTGCAACCTTGAATAGTACGTAGTATCCATTCTTTGGCAAGTAATATAACCAACAAATAACACCACCCACCTCTAGAACTTTAATTGGATTTTGTCTATCGATTTGCGTTGGTTTAGTATGAAATTTTACTTCTGACATAATAAGTCCTTTCTAATATCCTTTAGATAGTTTATCGAATGATTTTACAATTTTATCTAAACGTTCTTTTAAAATTTCAGGATTATATGCGCCATTCATCATATCTTGCATGGTAGCAGCACCGTGAGCATTGAAAAATGATTGCGTTGCATCATTAGCATCATTGGACGCTTCTTGTGTCTCAAATTTATGTACTCGCGGCAGCGAAGAAAGAATTGTAACAATTAATGCTCGATCCATAGGATCAGTTGTTCGTGTATAGTCATACATAATCGATTTAAGAAATGATAGTAATACCATATCAGCGCTACTGTAATTCGCCATTTCGGGACGAGTTACGAAATTAATAGGATTCATTTTCTTTTCCTCCAATCTTTTAAATCCTTGTCTTCTTTGTATATTCGATACAAAGTAATGAAACTAATACCGATTGATATTAGTGATAAAAATAAAGCCATAGTTTATACCTCCTTCTAATGACTTACCAAAGCATACCATTATTGAAAACTGACAATAAATGAGGCTTCCTCCTTAAATAATTATTTATGATATGCTTAGGAAAATCATTTAGCTTTATCTTATCGAAACATACCATCTAGTTTTAAATCAGTAAAAAGGTTTCCTCCTAGATATGTATTGATGATATGCTTTGATAAAACAAAAAGAAAAGGACCGATTAATTCGATCCTATTTCTTCATTATAAATCCTGCACCTATAGTCAACGCAACTGCTCCCACAGTCACAGCAGTATTCACAACAGTTTGTCCAGCTCCTTTAGCGACTTGCATTGTAAAATCGTCGTCTTCAGTTACCTCCAATACTGTTCCTTCAAAACTGTAAAATGGGAATAATCCTTTGTTTAACATTTTAGTGTCCTCCTTTATTTATTCATTATAGGATATGTAAATTATGCGAAATCAAAAAAAGAAGAACCACGTTAGTGATTCATCTGGTTATTCCATAAAGTCTTCTATCTCCGTAAATGCTTGTTTACAATGTGCGTACACACTGATAACACCAAATACAGTCAAGAATACCTTACCAATAAGCATCATGATTTCCATAATTAGTTCTCCTATTTTTTCATAAATAATTTAGCATATCCACTTACGACAGCAATAGTTCCAATCATTAGTGTACCATCGACGATCCCTTGTGCTAAAGATTTTGCAACAATACCTAAAGTACTATCACTATACTTCACCTCAAGTGGTGTGTCTTCATAGTTTACTAATCCAAAGATTCCTTTGTTGTTCATGTTAGTGTCCTCCAATAATTTTATTTCATTATAGGATATGTAATTCCTGCGTTTCTTTTAGCGTACGATAGGTCGGGATATCCTTATCTTTGAAATATCCTCCATCGTTACTAATATCTAACGTCGGAATATTGTTATCCCCACTATCTAATAAATCGCCTACAGTGTGTACGTAGGCTTTGATAGTACTAAAGAAATGAGGAGCATCATTCTTGGTAACATAAATAGTTTGTGCTGTATGACCTTTAATCGGTTTCGGATTATGGACACGAATTCCTTTAAAATACGATTGGTCCGGGTCAATATACCCTGAACAAATAATAGGAACCCCATTACAAACCATGTTGACATAGAGTCTGAACTCATCTGTCTTTGGTTCATAATGACCGTGAATATACTTGTATTCCAATGAGACAACATTTGGAATATGTTTGGTTGTTCCATAGCGACGAGGATTTTTCTTCGCTGTCTTACGTTTCTTACTTACTGGCATAAAAGCCTCCTTTTTCAAAAAAAATAAAGAAGAGAGGGAGTTGAACCCTCGACCCTCCGTATGATGCCGGATGCTCTCCCGCTGAGCTATCTTCTTCATTATAATCCATGTAATTTCTGCGAAATTGAGATTAAAAATCACTCCCGGGGAATTTTTGAAAAATCGAAAAAAGAGGAATCCTTGCGAATTCCAACGTTAATCCTATTTTGGGCTACCTAAAGCCTTTCTTAGAACCGTTAGTTTCTGCGCGTATTCCTCTGGTTTCATTCCTAGAATATCTTCTAGAGTATTGTCATTCTTTTCAATTACTTGCAACATTAATTTGACAGCATTGTGTGAATTCAAGTTGTCTTTTGCTCCATTAATAATAGCACGAATTTCTCTAATCAATACCTTTAATTCTCCCATTCTATCATCTCGACCTTCGAGTAATAGAAGAGTTTCCATAGCTTGAAAATGAAATTCTGATATTTCCATAAAGCTTTCAACAGCCTTCTTCATTTGATCCAATTTAGTTTCAATCGTAATCATAGTGACTACCTCCTATAATATTTTATTCATTATAGGATGTGTAAAAAATGCGAATTTATAATTAATTCATATATTGGGATGCTTTTTTACGTAGTTGTTCTGCTCTACTATCTTTAGCGTTAGAAACTAATGATAGACGTCCAGCTTTATTTGTATTAAACGTCATAGCTCGACCTCTTGATTTTGAAGCCATATCATACATTTCTGATAATACTGCACGATCTTTAGTAGCTAACATATGTTTGCGCATGGCTTTAAATTGAAGTCTATAACCTTTGGCTTGTCTTTTTGTGACCATTCCATCTTTCTTCAATCGTTTAACGAGTGATTTCATAGCCTTATATTGTGATGCTTCATTACGAACAATTTGACTACGACTCTTAATACCCCATCGCATCCCACGAATTCCATAGTGTTCTATAACATCATTATAAGATTGAATACCGATATAGTTTATATATTAGATTCCTTCTAGAATTTTCCTCCAGCATTAACATATGCTTTAGCACGAGTAGCTTTAGCTTTATTAATATCGTTCTTATAACGTGTGTTTAGACCAACATATGCATTACTCATTTTCTTCAGAGCTTCGCCTTTACGAACTCGGTAATCTTGATGAGATTCTCCAGCGGCTTTGTTACGTTTTGTAAAGAAAGCATCATTTCCATATTTCTTAAAGATCTTTTCATCTCCAGTAGAGTGTTTATCTAAAGCTTTACGCTTATCTGATTTATATTTCTTATTCGCTTTAACCATATCGTCAACAACTCGGTTACTGTATTCCATATGTCTAGAACTTACGCTCAAAGGACTTCCAGTCATACCTCGAGTTTTACGACGTGCAACAGCATAAAAATTAGGGTGACGTAGTTTACGTTTGACCATACCGCCATAAGCAGAACCCCAACGTTTCATACGTTGTCCCCATTTCATACCTTTTACGCCGTGGTGTTCTAAAATATCTTCAAAGCTATCAGTTTGATATAGTTCGTTTTCTTCAATAATAATCATAGTTTCATCCTCCAGGATAGTGAATTTTGTTGTTTATTTGACTGAGAATATCTAGCAGTTCATAATAGTGTCCTTTATACTCTGCCAGATGATTCATCAATGTTAATACTAAAAATAAAAGGGTTAGCATACCCACAAATGAGAGTATGCTAATAACCCATAAAATAATTTCCGATTTTTTCATTCGAGATTATCCTTATTATTGAGGATGTTCTTCGCCGTGGTCTTCGGACATCAATTCATGTTTGAGTTGTTGGATCAATTGATCTACTTCTTGCTTAGAATAATATGATTTGTCCAAAGTAGGTTTAATAGTCTCGGTTACAACATTTTCTGTTATAGCAGTAGTAAGTACTTCTTGACTAACTGTGATGGCTTGTTTAGGAATCTTAACAAGAACTTTATTCACATCGCCTGTGTAGCTCAACTCATAACCATCAGTCTTCTCAACAACATTCAATGTCTCTGCGTCAAGAAGTTTCTGGAAGAGTTTTCCAGCTTTTTCACGGTCTGCGGCATCCGTTGTAATTTTATCAAGAAGATTTGTCGTATGGTTAATCAGATCATTACCAAATTTAACAAAGGGTTGATCTGATGAAGGAGTATAGAGATCATATGAATTTAATAAACTGTAAAGAATATGTCCTCTAGCCTCGTATTCAGATCTATCATTTTCAGCAGTAAGTATTTCAGTTAACTTACTAATATCAGGATCCGTG